ATTGCCCACAGGGCCCAGGTTACTGACTCCAGTAACATTTAATGCTGTGCTAAAATTGCCAGTATTACCAATGAATGTGCATGCTGTGATTACATTGGCGCCACTGATGTTACCTGCACTGCCACTTGTTACAAAATTACCAGCAGTGACATTGCCTGTTACTGTCAAACTTCCCAGGGTGCCCACACTGGTGATATTGGGTTGTGCTGCGGTTATCAGGGTGCCAGACAAGAAGTTAGCACTGGCTAAATTACCCAAGTTGGCATTGGCTGCGGTCAGATTACCAGTAGCGTTTAAGGTACCTGTGACATTAGCGCCAGTGCCAGTTACTACAAGCACATTGGCATTACCCACAACACTGATGTTCACATTGCCATTGGCAACTGGTATGTTAACATTGCTGTTGCCATTGCTTATGCTACTACTTGTAACACTGAGATTTGTCAGTAGACCACCGTCACCTATAAAATAATTAGCAGCAACCGCGTTGCCCAAGTTGGCATTTCCAGCACGGATGTTAGCCAGTTCAGTAAATGTGACCACTTCACTGCTAATACCCACATTACTACCGAACGCAATTTCTGCGTTGCTTGTATCCCAGCCCATCCAGGCTATCTTGGCACTGGTATCGTAATAATTAAGTGCTACGCCCACATCTTTGCCACTGTTGCTGGTGGGAGGTGCCGCATTGGGCCCGGTTTGTAGCTGAATTATGGGATCCTCTACACTCAGATCCGTGACATTTACATAAATTAAATTGCCATCTACAGTCAAGTTGCCAGTTATGATGGCATTGCCAGTGACACTCAGGTTCCCGCCACTGGTTAGATTGCCTGTGGCATTCAGAGTTCCGGCGATATTTGTGCCAGTTCCAGTTACCACCACTATATTGGCATTTCCGGCTGCACTGATATTCACATTGCCATTTGCAGCTGGAATGCTTACATTACTGTTGCCGTTGCTTATGCCGCTACTAGAAATAGAAAGATTTGTTAGAAGGCTTCCGTCACCAATAAAGAAATTGGCGCGGGCAGCATTACCCAAGTTGGCATTTCCTGAAGATAAATTACCAGTGACCGCGAGTGAACTCAGGGTACCCACGCTGGTGATATTGGGCTGGGCATTTGTAGTCAGTGAACCGGTGACCGTAGTAAAATTACCCTCAGTGGCGTTAATATTTCCCACTGTGGCATTACCGTTGACACCCAGACTGCCAGTAACATTGGCTCCCACTGGTGATATTACTAATACATTGGGGACTCCAGAAGCTGTGACAGTGACGTTGCCATTGGCTGTGGCTATGCTGACATTACTATTGCCATTACTGATACTACTAATATTGCCGCCGCCCCCTTGAGCCACCCAGCTTAGATTGCCCTGACCGTCTGTACTGAGCACATAGTTTTCTGAGCCGCCAGTAATACGCACATTTGCCACTGCACCCAGATTCGTAGTTCCCGACACAGTTAGCCCAGTCAGTGTGCCCAGGCTGGTTATATTGCTCTGAGCATTGCCAGACACGGTACCAGCAACATTGGCCGTGGCTACAGCGCCGCTAACATTGGCGCCCTGAATGTTTGAGAGATTGTTACCACTTCCTATAAAGAAATTGGCAGTGGCACTGTTACCCAGATTGGCGCTCACTGACAAGATATTGCCAGTCAGGCTCAAGTTGCCAAACTCGTAGCTAGCAGTAGTACTAAGGTTGAACGGTTGAAGTCTGGTTAGTGCCATTTTTTATTCCATATTCAGTATTTATCGCTTAATAATTTACAAATTTACCATTGAATGCTTCCGGAACCTGTAAATTTATATTGTTTGAAACCGCCTGAGTTAGTAAATTCAGGTGTACCTGTAGTCGTTACCGCATCATCATATGTATTGGCATACCTTACTATCACAATACCGGATCCTCCGTTACCCCCTACTGCTCCAGAATTACTTCTGGCGCCACCACCGCCACCACCAGTATTTGCTGTGCCAGAAGTAGCAGGAACAGCATTTAGAGATGCGCCGGCGCCACCGCCACCTACGCCACCACCGCCGGCAGTTGTACCACCTCCACCGCCGCCGCCGGCGTACCTAATACCTGATCCTGATGGCCATTCGCCACCAGCACCGCCACCTCCTCCTACGTTACTTGCTCCATTGCCACCTACTCCGTTTTTACCACCTCCACCGCCGCCGGCGGCTGAGGTAGCGGCTCCTGTACCACCATTATTTCCTTGTCCAGCTGTTCCGGCGCCTGCTAGACCCCCTGGGCTGTTAGTGCCTCGTCCTCCGCCGCCCGAGCCACCTGAATTTCCATCACGGAATCCTGATGTGCCAGAGCCTCCACCGCCACCGCCAATGGAAGTAAATGTAAAGGCTGCGCTATCACTACCATTACCGCCCTTAACGGTGCCAGCAGTACCGCCACCTCCACCGCCCCCAACGGTGATTGTATATTCAGTGCTTGCTGAAACACTAGCAGTTCCAGTAAGCATGCCGCCGGCGCCGCCTCCACCACCTGCGCTACCTTGTCCGCCACCAGCTCCACCCGCAACGATTAAATAGTCTACTGAAGGGGGTGGATTTTTAGATATTGCGCCAGCGGCTGCTACAATACCTTGTAAAAGGGCTAGTGCTCCTGACATAGTTATGTAATTCCCACACCACTAATAAACCAAGTATTGCTAGCAACTTTCATAATTGAGGCTAGGCCTTTTGTTGCTATAATTCTATTGCCTGTATTAGCAGTGCCGGCTTGATTTAATGTAACAGTAGTATTAACTCTAACATTCCCGGAACTATTATTGACCACAGTTAATACTGTGCCAATGGGGAAGTTACCACCTGTTGTACTACCATCTGCGGGTATTGTCAGCGTGCTACCAGACCCAGTATAATAAACATGCTTACCGTTATCATAATTTTCTAATGTGTAATTGGCTGATTTAGCAACCTGTGGTACTTCACGATAACCAATCGTGTAAAAATTACCCCCAGTATCGTTAATACCCCCAGTCAGGGTAATATTTCCCGTAAGATTGGCTGAACCAGTGCTAATATTACCTGAAGTGATATTTCCAGTTACTGCCAAACTGCTTAGAGTACCCACACTTGTGATATTGGGCTGGCTAGCAGTTGTTAACGTGCCTTGCACGAAATTGGCGCTTACTAAATTGCCTAAGCTAGCGTTACCAGTTGCATTTAGAGTACCAGCAACATTTACCCCAGTACCAGTTATAACCAAAACATTGGCATTGCCCACGGCACTAATGTTTACATTTCCGTTGCTACTGGGTATGCTAACATTACTGTTGCCATTTGTTATACTGGCTGCACTTATTGTAGACCAACTAAGCCCACCGCTACCATTGGTCGTTAAAACTTGACCATTGCTACCGCCTGTTACTGTAATGTTGGCTACATTGCCCAAATTAGCAGTGCTTGTAGCCACAAAGTTATTTGCAGTTAGTGTAGTTGTAGTTTTATTGAAGGTAAATCCGGTATTGCCTCCAAAGCTACCAGCATCATTAAACTGAACCTGAGTATTACTGCCACCTGGTGTACCGCCACCGCCTCCCCCTCCACTTCCGGACAAAGTAGTGACTTCGATTTCAGCAGTGTTTGCTGGGGGTTCCGTAAAAACGATATTTGCACCACTCAGGCTATAACTGTCTCTTAATAGTATTTCGCCGTTGTAGTTAACAGTGACTAGATTGATGTTACTGGGCGTAGTACTAAGTGTAAAAGTATTTTGTACGCCATTTCCAGTGAAAGTATCACTGTATGCCTCTAGATTACCGCTGCTACCACCGGACTGAGCTACCCAACTTAAATTGCCGGCGCCGTCGGTACTCAGAACATAATTTGCCGTACCACCAGTGATAACTAGATTACTTACGCTACCTAGATTTGCTGAACTTGTGACATTTATGTTACCTAGGAATGTGTTGGCTTGTACATTGCCGTTTGCTGCGTGAAGCTCAATATTCCCGGTCGTTAAACCGTTCTTAACGTTAAAGTATTTAAATGCCACAGTTCCATATTCCCTGTTAAAGAACAGGGCATAATGCCCTGTTCCATTTGCGTGTAATCTATATTTATATGTTATTTCATAAGCAGATTTTATGTCTGAATATAACTAGCCACCACATTAACAATGGCATTTGCACTGTTACTTGTGGCATACACAGCAACGTTTCCGCTTACTCCGTTAACGTTACTGGTCAACTCAATGATATCTGCGGTATTGTTACTACAGATACTACCATAAATTGTGATATAAGCATTAGTACCGTCATGAACCAGCAGTGTTTCCACGCTCTGATATCCATCGTCACCGCTAGCACTGATAATGTACTTGGCTGTTCTGAATGTACCTGGAGCAAACTGGTCAATCACGGTGTTGGTTGTCACACTCACATTGCTGCGATTGCTGGTCAGACCACCGTTCAACCGGACATTGCCAGCAGTTACATTAGCAGTCACAGTGGCGTTATTGGCACTTACATTACCAGTGAATACGCCGGTTGTTGCGCCAATGTTTGCCACATTGGCATTGCCAGTTGCATTCAAGGTTCCAGTTATGTTGGCTCCTGTGCCAGTTACAACCAGTGATGTATTGCCGGCAGCAGCAATGTTCACATTGCCATTTGCGGACGGTATAGCAACATTACTTGTGCCGTTAGCAAGTGTACCAAAGAAATTGGCAGCACTGACATTGCCAGTGAAGTTACCATCTGTGGCACCCAGGTTGCCCACATTGGCATTGCCTGTGGCATTCAGAGTTCCGGCTACGTTTACACCAGTACCAGTGACTGTAAGAATATTAGCATTGCCAGCACTACTGAATGTGATGTTGGCGTTAGCCAGGATACTAATATTACTGTTGCCGTTACTCAGACTTGCACTGTCTACACTTTGCCAGCTTAAATTGCCCGCACCGTCTGTGCGTAGATACTGACCGTTACTGCCTCCAGTGATCTTGACATTACCCACTGCACCCAGAGACACATTGCTTGCGCCAGTAAAATCGATTGTACCAGTTGCTGTCAAGCCACTCAGTGTGCCCACACTGGTAATGTTGGGTTGGGCAGCAGTTGTTAGAGTGCCACCCAGTGTGGTTGCCACCACTCCCGTCGCTCCCAGGTTGCCCACATTGGCATTACCCGTGGCGTTTAATGTACCGGCGATGTTAGCGCCAGTTCCGGTTATAATTAAAATGTTAGCATTACCAGCTGCACTGATGTTCACATTGCCATTGGCTGCTGGAATGTTAACATTACTATTACCATTTGCCAGTGAACCAGTAAATGTATTGGCCGTGATATTGTCCACGCCTGAAATGTTACCACCACTGCCATTACCCACAATGAAGTTGGCGGCTGTAAGGTTTCCTGTGAAGTTACCTGAACCAGCAACGTTAATGCCAGTGCCAGTTACTACTAACACGTTAGCGTTGCCGGCGGCACTCAAGTTGATGTTGCCATTGGCTGCTGGAATGTTTACATTACTGTTTCCGTTACTGATGCCACTTGAGTTTATTGTGGTCCAACTCAGATTACCACTGCCGTTTGTGGTCAGAACTTGACCGTTGCTGCCACCAGTGATAATTACATTGCCCACTGGACCCAGATTACTTACACCAGTGACTGTAAGTGCAGTCAGGTTACCCAAACTTGTGACGTTGGGCTGGGCTGCTGTGGTCAGGGTGCCAGTCAGTAAACTAGCACCGATAGTGCCGCTGTTAGCAAACACATTACCAGCAGTTACTGTACCAGTCACACTCAATGAACTCAATGTACCCACACTGGTAATGTTAGGCTGAGCCGCTGTAGTCAGGGTTCCACTTACGAAGTTTGCTGTGACCAGATTGCCCAGCCCAGCGTTAGCTGCTGAGATGTTACCACTGAAGTTGGCTGTATTACCACCCAGGGCCAGGTTCACTGTCAGGTTGTTGACTGTGGCATTGCCTGTTAGATCCAGGCTTGTACCAGTTGCTGCGCCGATATTTGGTGTAGTCAATTGAGCATTGGCCTTGACCACAACGTTGCCACTCACAATGGCTGTGCTTACGTTGTCAACATTCACACTGAATGTTGTACCAGTCAGGGTCAAGCCTGCGCCAGCATTGTATGTTCCGGCTCCACCAAACTGTTCCCAGACGATAGGGTCTGTACCTACAGTTATAACTTCATCAATCTGTACCCACTGGGTACTGTTGTACAGGTTACCGCCAGTACAGAATGTAAAATCGCCGCCCTGTATTTCAGCAGCCGAATCAAAATCAGTTGCACGAACCAGCACAGTTGCATTGCTCCAGGTATAGATACCGTTATGAGCAGCATTAGCTTCGTTCTTGACCAGAATACGACTTCCAGCAGTCTGAACGTTTACACCGTCAATGTTGGCAAATGTACCAGTTGTCACCAGATTGGCGCCAACACCACTAGTACCGTTATTGTATGTGATTGTACCGCCTGAAATGTTTGCCAGGGTGTCTGGAGTCGCAGCTATAACACTAGCGTGAATATGCAGACCTTCGGCCACTGTGTCAACATACAACTTGGTAGCAGCATCTGTAGAAACCTGTGGTTCAGCCAGGTCCGTCAGACGCTTGTTGCTTACACTCACTGTACCGTTGCCAGTGGGTGCTAAAACAATATTGGCATTGCCAGTACCAGCATACAGATACAGGTCACTTGTACTGATAGCAGTAAGTGCGTTGGATTGTAGGTTGGCTGCTTTTAGTGTATTAGTAATGTTGGCACTATTTGCAGACAACGACACGTTAGCAGTAATGTTGTTAGCAAAGATGTTGGCTGCATTTACTGCCCCGCTAGTAGCATCAATGTTGCCAGTGGCGGTGACATTACCAGCACTTACTAATCCACTGGTATTCAGGTTACCCACATTGGCATTGCCAGTAATACTGGCAGTAGTGCCATTGAATGCGTTAGCATTGGCATTTCCTGTCACAGACAAATCATATCCAGACAGTGTGTTTGTGGCTGATACATTATTGCCACTTACATTGCCAGTTGCACTGACAGTTGCACCAGAAACATTACCATTACTACTCAAATTGTTTACAGTGGCGTTGCCAGAAATTAGCAGAGTTTGGGCACCCAGGTCATAATTACTAGAAATGTTGTTGCCAGTGATGTTACCTGTAACACTGATATTAGGGGCTGTCAATCCAGTAGTAATAGACAAGTTGGCTATATTAGCATTACCAGTTACACTCAAATCAAACGTTGTGGTTGTTGATGAAACATTCACATTACCAGCATTGACATTACCACTGATGTTTGCCGTGGTAGCACTGATTAAATTATTACTTGAGATGTTATTAGCAATAGCATTGCCACTTACATTTAAAGTGGCGCTGTCTAACGCATAATTACTAGAGATATTGTTACCAACGATGTTACCATTGGCGCTTACTGTAGCAGCAGTGACTCCACTAGATGCGAAGAAATTGGAGGCATTAGCATTTCCAGTTGCAGAAAAGTCTAGTGTAGAAATTAAACTATTGGCGGTAAGGTTTGCGCCTGTTATGTTGCCATTTGCACTAACTGCATTTGCAATTACATTGCCATTTGATGAAATATTATTAGCTAATACGTTGCCGGTAACATCTAATGTGCCTATATTGGCGGTTCCGTTGCTTGTGATATTACCTGCAGATAAGTTTCCAGTAACATTAAGATTTGCCAATGTTCCTAAACTTGTAATATTGGGCTGTGAAGATGCGGCGGCAGTAATTACACCAGTGAAGAAGTTGGCAGTTACCAAGTTGCCCAGATTAGCATTAGCGCCTGTAATGTTGCCACTAGCAGTGAAATATCCAGTGACATTTACACCAGTACCAGTTATCACGGCGATGTTGGCGTTGCCAGCCACGCTCATGGTGATATCGCCATTGCTTGTGGGTATAGTAACATTACTGTTGCCATTACTCAATGACCCTGAAGCAGCAACGTTAGTCAGCAGACCGCCGTCACCACTAAAGAAGTTAGCTACTGAGTAGTTTACGCCAAAAACGTTAGCGTTGCCCGCATCGAGGATGATATTACCTGTTTTTACACCCTTTTTAACGTCAAAATACTTGGTTGTCATGTTTTTTCCCTTTTAATCTGCCACGTATGTGCCTAATAAATTCACTGTTGTGTTTGCCTGACTTGTGGTAGCCAATAACTGAACATTACCTGAACTTATGTTCGTTGATAACGTTATTATGTCTGTACCCACAGTTGACAAACTTCCATAAACTGTTACATAACTATTTATGCTATCATGTACCAATAGTACTTCCACTGCCTGATAACCGCCGTCACTGTTCACACGCATGGTATATTTGGCCGATCGATATCTTGCTGTGGGAAAACTGTCTACTACAGTATCTGTTGTTACAGAAACTGGGGTTCTGTTGCTGTACAAGTCACTGACACGCAAATTAGTTATAGTGGCAGTGTTTGTGACTGTCAAATTACCGTTGGATGAAATGTTGTTGGCACTTAATGTTCCACGAACTGTGACGGTGCCACTGGTACTTCCCACAGTTACATTGGGTGCTGCTAGTCCCAATGTTATATTGCTTATGCCAGCATTAAAAATGCCAGCCACGTTACCATTTACAGCAAGAACACCAGACTGTAAATACAGATAGCCGCCATTGGCCACCATATTTCCATTTACAGTCAGCACATTGGTTGAACTATCGAAGGTAAAGTTTGCACTGGCGCCAAAAACACCAGCATTGTTAAACTGAACTTGTGTGTTACTGCCAGCTACTTCAGCTGGTAGTGCTGCAAAACTCAGGTTTCCTGAACCATCAGTTTTTAAAAAATAACCATTAGCTCCACCCAAAATGGCAACGTTGCTGACGTTACCCAAATTGCTAGTGCCGCTAACAGTGAGTTTCGCAGCACTTACATTTGCGTTGGTGTCAACAACATTAGTTAATGTCTCCCCAACAGAGAAGCCACCGAGTGAGTTCAGTGGAGATAATGCCATTTGTTACCTTTAAATCATCCTGAATTGTGTTGTCCATACTGTGCTGTTTCCACTTGATGGTGTTACCTGCAGCGCAATATTTCCACTAACAATATTTACTGCTAGTGAACCAGTAGTTCCTCCTATTAATACAGGACCATTGATAGCATAATCAACTGTTGTGCCATTTGTTACTGCCTGAACTGTAGCCATAGTGTATTTACTGCCTGTGCTGTCCACACCCTTCACAATCCATTCAACGCCAGTAACTCCACTTACAGGCCATGTGGCAATCGTCTGATTGGCAGTGATGCTGGTTGTTGTCACAGTTCCAATAACAATCTGACTTGTGCCCAGATAGATGGCTGATGCAATATTGGCTACGTTGGCTTCTACATTACCAGTAACATCAATGTTATCAGCACTGAGGTTACCAGACATTTCAATCGTACCATTAATGTCTATTCCAGTGGGTGTGACAACCAAAGTAGTATTGCCACCTGAGGTCAAATTAATGTTACCGTTTGCAACTGGTATAGCGATGTTGCTACTATCATTGGCCAGAGTACCAGTAAAGAAGTTAGCTGTTACCAGATTGCCCAGATTGGCATTTAGTGATGTGATATTGCCACTGAAGTTAGCAGTATTACCAGCCAATTCTAAGTTGACAGTGAGGTTTGGTACTACAACATTGCCACTGAAGTTAGCAGTATTGCCACTCAGGCTTGTGTTAACTGTCAGGTTAGGAACAATGACGTTACCACTGAAGTTGGCAGTATTGCCACTTAGCTCTGCATTCACAGTGGCGTTGTTCATTACAACGTTACTACTGAAGTTAGCTGTATTACCACTTAGCTCTAGGTTAACATCAAGATTATTAACTTGCACATTACCTGTGAAATTAGCTGTATTACCAGCCAGTTCAAGGTTAACTGTCAAGTTAGGAACAATGACGTTGCCACTGAAGTTGGCAGTGTTGCCACTCAATTCATAAGTTATGGTCACGTTTCCAGCGTTGACCATGTTGCTTACATTGGCCGTAGGAACTGTGAGTAATGTGTTAGCATTGACATTGTTGGCAAGAACATTGGCACCAGCCTCAACATTGCCTGTTGTAGTAAAGTTCAGTCCAGAAATGTTACTGTTAGAACTGATGGTGCCGTTAGACTGAATGCTGCCAGCAACTGTGAGGTTACCAGTAATGTTTGCTATGTTACTGATACTCAGGTTGTTGGCCGTAATATTACCATTACTCTGGTTATTCCAACTCAGACTGCTAAATGTAGCATCGCCCAGATTGGGTGTTGTCAGGTTAGCACTGGCTTTTACAACGATGTTGCCGCTAACAATAGCTGTTGTTTCGTTGTCAACGTTGGCACTGATTGTAGTACCTGTGATGTTGATACCATTACCAGCAGTGTAAGCAGTGGACGAAGCGAATTGAGTGAATCCAATATTAGTGTATCCAAACAGTATTTCACCAACTGGACTAGTAAGAACATAACTTGATCCAGCATAATTACTGCCATTGGTCACATAGAAGTAGTCACCATAACCCAGATCACCAGTTTCTCTGGGGCCGTATGTATTTTCTGTGGTAGCACGGGTCAAGACCCACTGAGCACCTGGCCCAGGGCTGTCTGGTGCACCCACTGTTGTTACTGTATAGACACCATTATAGGCTTGATTTGTTTGACCTATAACAAGCACACGGTTAGTTAATGACAATGATACACCATCTATGCTGATCGCAGCATTAGCACCAGCATTGGTCAGTGTGGCTCCCACGCCAGTGTTGGCACGAGCAGTTTGACTTAAACTGGTGCCATTAGTTAAAGTAGTTACTTCTGCACCGAAATATCCAGCTTTGACTGTGATAGTGTCACTGGCTGGGGTGCTATACACGAAGTAAGGATTGTCACTTACGATTCCGTTGAAACTATTATCCCAAGCAAGCTCATCTCCAATACTCAAGCCGTGAGCACCACTGAATTGAATGGTCTTGCCACCGCTAATAGCTATGGTTGTCAGTACTGAACCGCCGTTAGCATAAGTTGCATTCAGGTTAGTAGCTGAAACCACTCGTACTGGTGTGTGTACGGTCAGACCTACTGCTAGATTATCAACATACTCTTTGGTAACCGCATCATGTGGAGCAGTTGGGTCCATGACATTGGTCACACGCTTCATGCTAACATCAATAACACCATTACCTGTGGGGGCAAATATAATGTTTTGATCGCTGCCGGCGGCACTTATGGTAATATTACCAGTAGGAGCAGTGATGTTGGCTGTGAGCACACTACCGGCTTTGGCTTCACCAGTAATATTGGCATTGGCGCCGTTCAGAGTGCCATTAGCTGTGATGTTACCGTTAGCACGAATGTTGCCCAGTGTAGTCTCAATTTCACCAACAGCATAGAACCCAGTACTACTGAATGTTGCAATATTTGCTACACCATTGACTGTGATTTCGACATTGGCATTCGCATACAGTTTAACATTTGTATTGCCATTGGCCAAGGGACCAACTAAATTGCCAGCATTTACATTACCCACTACATTTAGGTTACTGGCCACGTTTACAAAGTTTGCTGTTGCCAGATTACCCAGGTCGGCGTTCAGTGCAGTAAGATTACCGCTGAAGTTAGCAACATTACCGTTGATTTGCTGGCTTACGTTCACATAGTTTGCGGTAGCCAAGTTGCCCAGACTAGCATTCAGAGATGTGATGTTGCCACTGAAGTTACCAGTGTTGGCATTAAGAGCGTTTGTAGCATTGATGTTGTTGGCATTGGCGATATTACCAGTGATAACCAGATTACCACCGAAATAACCATTACCTGTTACACCGATGCCACCATTAGCCTGAATCACACCAGTTGTTGTATTTGAGGCATTGGGATTCAGTATGTCAACTTTGACTACATTACCAGAGCCGTAACCAGGGTTAGTAAATATGAATACATTGGCTTCAGCAAAGCCAGCACTGTTACCGCTGACATTGCCCTGAATACTGATTTTACCCCAATTACTTGAATTGGAGTAATCACCGGCCACAATGTTTACTGCGGTTGATGAGTTTGCGTCCCATCCACCACGAATTTCTAGTGCAGTACTAGACAGATTTAGCAGTTGATTCTGACTGGTTCCACCCAGAATGATGTTACCGTTCAGATACAGTTCATTTACAGCACTGTTGAATGTAAAGTTTGCGCTAGCACCAAAATTATTGGCATCATTGAATTGAATCTGAGTGTTGCTACCAGCTGGTTGTTGGAAGTCAACAGGCTGACCATTAGCATAGTAATAGTTGTCAGTCAGAATACCATCAACATCAATATTTCCCTGAACTGTGAATACATTTGTTGAAGTATTGAAATTGATTGCGTTACTAGTGTTGGCCAGATTGTTGCTAACAAACACCATGTCGCCATTGGCGCCACTGATAGTAAAGTTACCACTGATGTTACCATCAAAGTTACCGCTGAAAGTTGGAGCAACAATATTTGCTGTACTGACAACTTGACCGTTTCCTGTGGGTGTCAGAGTAATATTACTATTACTTGTGGTCGCAGTAATTGTTGTACCAGTGATATTCAAATCACCAATGTTTAAATTACCAGGTAAGTTAGTAACGCCAACTAATCCAGTGTATCTATAACCCACAACATAAAGCACTTTACCTGATGTAAGAGCAGCAGGTATTGTCTCACCAATGAAGTTCAGTACACCAGACTGGTAGTTAAAGTAATATTGGCCATTACCGCCTGAACCGTCAGCAAATATTTGCGTACCTGTAATCGTGGGGTTTGTTGCTCCAGAATTATCTACATATACTTTGACATTATAGGTTGCCCCAAACTCACTGGGAATCCAGTATGTAAGATTGGTTTTCCATGTGGGATACACACCACTGATGGGCACTGTAGTGGTATCAGCCACGCATTCCACAGCGCCTGTGCCAGTATATGCGGTTATAATCCCAGGAACAGCCGCAGCAATAGCTGGAATCTGATCCGCTTCAGTCCACATGGTGTCACCACGATTCAGTAACGGACTAGGGATACTTTCGTTACTGGGACTCTTGATGTTAGCAGTATCAGTTTTGGTTACACCGAACGCCTGCTTGTATAGTAAGTCAACGATTTGTGATTGTGATACTGGCATGATTAGTTACTCGCTGGTTGTAAAGACAGAGCAGTCACACTCTGACCACTCGTTAATGCTATACGCACATAAATTTCATTTGTTGCAGTGCTACTTGAACTCACAGTACCGAAAGTAGCAGTAATTGCCTTGTTAGTTTGAGCACTGTTCAAGGGAGCAGGGCCGCCCAGAGCGCCTCCGTTGCTGCCGTTACCGCCAGCACCTGTGTTAGCACCAGGAACACCAGCACCACCGTAAGCAACACTCAAGTCAATCCAACCGTTTAGGGTAGATGTACTATCTATTGTACTTCCTGGCAGTGCATACCAGAGACCTGCGATGTTTCCGGTCCACTTGATATCAAACTTACTCACTGAAGTTCTTATAAACTTAAATGTGAAGTATTGAGTTCCTGAACGACCACTACTCAGGTCAGGTCCCGCTGGCAGATAACCAGTGCTATAGTTTGTTTGATCGTGTTTCAGAATGTTAGCAACTACTGTGGAATCAGATGCCTGCAATGTACTACTCTGACTATTAAAAGCTGTGGCATTTGCTGAGTAGACTGGGGTATTGGTTGATCCAGGATTTACGATACGGAATGCTAGGCCTGATCCTGTACCAATAGTACCAGAGATAAACACATTGGCTTCTTCAATTCGGCTGGCGCTACTAACAGTTCCGGTTTTATACAATACTATATTACCAGGATTCAAGCTCTGAGTGCCAGTGTTGTAGCTGTTGAATGCGCTCAAGCTTGCACTGCCTGAACTGCTGCCGAAGCCAGATATAACATTAGCAGTAGTACTTACTGTTACATTACCACTACTTACGTACAGGTTTCGTGCTAGTGGTGTTGTAACACCAGCACTAGCGTAAGACACTGATGCAGGAGCACTGAATGCGCCACCTGCTGTGCCTGTGATGAAGTTGTCACTAGTGGGATACATATCGCCACTCAAGCGATTTACATCAACGTTAGCCACGAACTGGTTAGTACTTGGATAATGTGGAACAGTACTACTGTATTCATATGTGGGACTACTTGGGGCACTGAAACTCACATTACTGAATGTGGGAGTACCGGGTGTGCTTGCATCATAATACCAGACTGTGGTGTTAGTGTTGCCAGCAGCACTGTCAGCGATGTATACTTCGTTCCAGCCTTGATTGACTGTTCCGGCTGCTCGTGAACTAAACACATACCAGAAACCAGCATTGATGTTGGCGTTGGCAACATTGTAATCGTAGTTGTTGAAAATTACCAGGTTACTGTAAGTACCATTACCGTCAATATTGGCAGTAAGAGTTCTTGAACCAGCATTTGCTCCATTCAAGAACGCTGTGATAGTGCCACTATCACCAGGGCCAGCCACTGTGATGTTGCCAGTTGTGTAACTGCTTGCTCTGCGAACTGTGGTGACTGTTGTGCCACCGGCCACGCTCTTGTTGGCACCAGGAGTATTGTCAGTCTGTGTGAAGTTTGCCATACGATATGTACTCAAACTTTGAATGGCGATACTCTGACTTGCTGGGAAGGCAGGTGGTGCTGGAGGAACCAGCTTGCCTAGAATTTCATTTAGTTGTGCGATTGCGTTTGACACGGAAGAACTATTTGTTAAAGTTACAGCATTGCTGATCAGATTACCCAGGCTGGGATCACCCATCTGGATACCTACTGCTCCGCCGGCTGTGTTTGCGATTACCACTACACCAGAACCATCAGGTTCCAGCGTCAAATTAGCGTTACTGCCACTGGGTGTGCTGATGTTGGGCACAGCCATTGTGTCAGTTGTATAGTCAAATGTGAAGTTACTATCAGTATTGGCAACACCGTTCGAATTCCAGACAACCGCTGTGTTAGCACCGGGAATTGTAATGTTACCGCTAATGTTACCTGTGATGTTACCAGCAATATTACCAGCACTGATGTTACCAGGGAAAGTTACTTCGCCGTTTGCTGCAAAAGTTGTAACAAATCCATTGGCATTTATCGTCAGTGAATTGCTGCCACTGTTAATATCATCAGTATTAACACTACCAGTTACATTAGCGTTGCCTGTAACTGTGAGTGTATTGCCGTCAAATGTCAGATTAGGACTAGCAGCAAAGTTGTCGTTTAGGTTGAACTGAATTTCATAGTTAGCACCAGCAGCCTCTTGCATGTCCCAGGGCTGGCCGTTGGCATACAGCAGATTGTCTGTACGCAGATTGCCCACATTAGCTGTGTTTGCCACAGACAACCAACTGTCCATCGCAACATTGCCGTCAAAGTTGGCAGTGTTAGCTTGTAACTCAGTGTTTACAGTAAGATTACTGGTTACTATGTTGCTAGCAACATTTACAAAGTTTGCTGTTGCTAAATTGCCCAGATTGGCATTTCCGGCTGCAATGTTGCCAGTAAAATTAGCTGTGTTACCAGCCAGTTCAAGGTTAACCTGCAAGTTAGGAACTACTACATTGCCGCTAAAGTTTGCTGTGTTACCAATCAAGGCTGCATTCACAGTAGCATTGTCCATTACGACATTACCACTGAAGTTGGCTGTGTTACCAGTCAGTGAACTATTAACTGTGAGGTTGCTTGTGACAATATTACTAGCTACATTAAGGTAATTTGCTGTTGCAAGGTTACCCAGATTGGCATTACCAGCACTGATATTGCCAGTTATGCCAATGGCATTTGTTAATATGTTGCCAACAACTGTCAGGTTGCTATTTGCTGGGTCAAAGTAAAAGTTTGCGCTTGCACCAAATTCACCACCACTGTAGTATTGAATTTGATAGTTAGCACCAGCTGGGTTATTAAAGTCCCAGGGAACACCGTTACTGTAGTACAGCTTATCAGTTAACACACCCCAGTTTGCATTAGCATTAGAGATGTATAAATTACCTGCGAAGGTCGCATTCGCACCATTGAAATCAGTATTGGGGTAAATGACATTTGCTGGTATTTCTCCTACTGAGAAGCCACCAACTGAGTTTAAGGGTTTTAGGGCCATGGTTTTTCCTTATCCAATATATTTATCTAGCTATCAATCATATCTAGTTATCAAGATTTTATATGTGGTCATCGCAGCGTTTCCTGGTTCAACATACAATCTTGCAGCCGGGCTAACCAGAATGTTACCTGGGCTATAATCCATAGTGAAGTTTCCAACCTGTCCATTCACTACCAAAGTGCTATATTCGTTATAGTTTAAACTGCTTTGATAAACTATAGCACTGAGTTTGCTAATCTGGCGATGACCCACGGTATCATTTGTAGCAATGATGGTGAAATCAAGGCCACTCAGGTCAGCGCAATCAAAACTTATTAGTTCACTATTTGCTGTGGTCATGGTAGTAGCAAAATAAACATTACTACGACTGAATCTGTAAACACCGCTGCCTATTTCTACACTATTAGCAATCAGGTTTCCTGCAACATTAAATGTGTTTGTAGCATCATTCCAGTTCAGAAATGCGCTACCGCCAAATGTGCCAGCATTGTTGAACTGAATTTGTCCGTTACTACCACCTGGACTACCACCACCGCCACCACCACCAGTGGTCCAGCTTAGATTGCCCAGACCATCTGTAGTAAGAACTTGGCCATTCAAGCCACCAGTGATATGTAAGTTACCCACATACCCCAGGGCAACATTGCTGGTGTTAGTTGCATCAAAACGATTGCCTACATTCAATCTGCCATTTGCAGTGATGTTGTTTGATGTTATATTAGCGGTACTATTTAAGTTTCCAGTTAGCTGCAAGAAACTCAAAGTACCCAGGCTAGTGATGTTGGGTTGTGCACTGTCACTGACCTGACCAGCAACATTGGCAAATCCTACTGTTCCGGAAATATTAGCGCCATTGATATTTGCTATTCCGTAACCATTACCTGAAAAATTGGTGGCCGACAATGTGTTTGTTGAGCCGTTCCAGGACAAGCCAGCGGTGCCACCAAATGTACCATTATTGTTAAATTGAATCTGTCCGTTACTACCACCGGGTAATTGTCCCCCAGCTACCCAATTCAGATTACCAGCGCCGTCTGTGCTCAACACATAACTGGGAGCACCACCTAAAATTATTACATTTCCCACATTGCCTAAGTTAGCTGTATCAGTAACAACTAAATTAGCAACGGTCACAGTATTGCTTGTTTCAGTAAAAGTAAATGTGTTACTACCGTTGAACAAACCACTGTCATTGTATTGTATGGATGTAGCCGCGCCGCCAGGACTTCCATTGCCACTACTGGGCTCCTGCCAACTTAAATTGCCCGCTCCGTCTGTACTAAGAACGTATCCACTTGTACCACCACCAATAGTAATATCTTGTACATTACCTAAGTTAACATTACCAGTTGCGTTTAAGTTAAACACATGAGCATCAGCCCAGCGATTACTTGATGTTCCCAGAACATATGCATTGTCTGTTTGAGGTACGATATTACCAGCGATACTCAAAAGCTGATTGGTATTGTCCCAGATGAAATTTGCGTTACCAGTGACTTCGGGTATGATACTATCATCTGTCCAGATATTTCCCAGTTCACTGGTAATTATTGTGCCACTGCTGCCAACTGTTATGAACAAATTGCCAGCATAATCAGTGGCGCGTAAATTTTTATTGACCCCAGTTGCCAGGGTATTCCAGACTACATTATCATCGCTGCTTAAACCTCGACCATTTTGGCCGAATGCGTATAACCAGGTGTTACCGGCCAGATTGGCTGCATTGATGACATTTAGGTCGTCAATGACACCGCTAGTACGAGTGCTCCAGACTGCGCCATCACTGCTGGCTGCGATAAGACCACTATCTCCCACCACCACAAAACTTGTACCATCATAGGTCACACTACGCAACACATTACTGTAGGGACTTCCCACATCAACCCATATGATGGCGTCTGCACTTTGTAATATAACCCCATCACCGCCCACTGCTACCCATCCCAATGAGGGTTCGCTATAAGTGACGCCCAACAAATCATCTGCTGTTCCACTTGTTCGCTGTGTCCAGGTTATGCCATTATTACTGGTATAAATTGCACCAGCATCACCCACTACTACAAATTGTGGTGTTGCTGCAGGAGAGTAAGCCAGATTTCTGACATTGACTGCTGCTGGCAAACTAATGTTGAACCAGCTCACACCATCAGTACTACTATAAATGTTTCCAGCCAATCCAGTAAGAATAAAACTGGTATCAGTTGCATGCAAACCAGTAACGGTTGCAGCAAATGGACTAGGCAAATCTATCCAACTTGTGCCGTCCGTACTACTGTAAAGTTTGTCTTGTGCTGCTACTAAGTAGGTACCTGCCACATAGGCAACACCCACGAGCGTGGCAGGGGCACGAAACTGAATAGCACCTTCAGGGCCCTGAGCACCGGCAGCAAGATACAACTCTCCAAAGTTATTATTGATTTTACTAAAGGCGACACGTAGTGGGTCGCCAGAGCCATCGTTGGGTAACGCGCCTATATTAATGATTTCTTGTGCCATCGTAAATCCCAGTTTATATGTTATTTATCTATATCCAGATTTAAACCAAGTGTGGTACACTAAATCCAGATATGTTAAGATCACAACCAATCAGACCAGTATGTACTAGATGCCAAAAACTACCTGCAAGATCCAATGGAACTAGTGTTCTAGGATATACCAGGTGGCACAAATATTGTAATAACTGTGCCCGTGAAATGTACAGAAATCGTGGCCGCAAAGAAATGGCATGCGATAACTGTGGATTTCAGGCTGTTGATAGCAGCCAGATTTGCTATGTTGATGGTCACAGCATTTGTGCAAACTGCAACGCTGTAAGATTGAAACGATTGCGTAAGAGAAAAGAACTCACTGTGGATGCCACACTGGATTGGGGCAATATAAGATTGTAGCCAACAAAAAGGGAGACCAGAGTCTCCCAGTTTGCTTCCCATCCCGATTGAGAAAGTTTGTATAATGGTATTTATGCTTGTTGCAATAAAATCCTGGATCATGTAGGATTACTGGAAAGTGACATTTGTTATAGCGTGAGATAAATACTGGCATGGGCACACCAATTTTCAATGATTCCAAATACACTCGCTGGTACTATGCTGTTATCCAAAAACGCAGGCTACCAGAAGATGCACCCAACAGTGAAATGCACCACATCATTCCACGATCACTGGGCGGCAGTGATGATCTAGAGAATCTGGTACGACTGTCATACCATGATCATGCCTGGTGCCACTGGTTACTGACCAAAATGACCAGTGGCGCTGCATTGGCCAAAATGCGTTATGCCTTCAACATGATGCGTGTGGGTGGTGAGCATATGGGTCGTGTGCTGGACCATAGGATAGTTCGTGCTTATGAACGCAATCGCCTTGAGTTGATACGCCAGCACAGTGAGTTTATGCGTGGCAGAGAACCCTGGAACAAGGGCAAACAACTTGAGGGGGAACAGTACAAGGGCGGCAGGAAGAATAAGGGTAAAAAACGCAGTGCCGCTACCATTGAAAAGAGGATAAAATCACTTTTATCAAACGGAAATAACAAAAGATCAGAAGAAACTAAGAAAAAAATGAGTGAGAGGCAAATCGGAGTTCCCCGAGGTCCACATTCAGAAGAACACAAACTTGCAATAAGCCAAGGAAGCAAAGGTCATAAAAAAGTCAGTTCTCACGGAGAGAATGTACGCAATGCAGTCAAAGGAAACATCAGTATAAACAAAGATGGGGTTGAGAAAAAAATCAAAGAGCCTGATTTACAATATTGGCTGGATAACGGTTGGCAAAGGGGAGGTCGTAAACGTTCATAAAAAAAGGGAACCGAAGTTCCCTTTTTTATTTGAGATGCTATCTCTATCGTACCATTTTCACTGAAAGGTGACGTTTGTGATGGCTATTTCTCCGAGGTAGTCAGCGGCATTGCCGAAACTACTTGCGGTGTTTGTCAATTCGACGTATCCGTAACGGGTCATAAATGACACAACTGGTTCGAATGTTGATGGATCCAACACAACGCCACTGCTCATCAAGGGAATGTATGGGCAGTAGAAAGCGGCGGCATCAGTCTCGCTTGAACCCTTGTAGCCAACCAGAACTGGTGTGCCACTTGGAGCATAACTATCAACGAACACACGCATTGCGTTGTTCAGTGTACCCACAAACTTGGTGTTTGTTGGGGCTTCGAAAGTACCTTCTGTAGTACGAGCAAAAGCACTGGTTGTAGCACTTTGCAGCACTGTCAGAGCCTCACTACTTACCACAGCCCAGTTACCAGCACCGCGACGAGTGCGCTGTGCGATCAGGTTAGCAACACGGTTGATCAGAACGGCCAGAGCGGCGTGTTCGTCACCAACGAATGTAGCAGTACCAGAAACGGTAGCTTGGTTGTATGTGAACTCTGTAGCAGCCAGACTACGCAGGCTCAACAGAATTTCCTGGTCGATTTCAGCAGTGATTTCCTGTGCCAGAGCGGCCATGATTTCGGCTTCAACGTCGATACCATGCTGACTCTGTGCATCCTGGGCTGCTTCGAATGTCCAACGAGCTTGCAACTTGCGGCTCTTGGCTTCAACAGCTTGACGCAGGATCTGGACACTGATGGGCTTACCGCCGTTACCTTCCAGAGTTGCTGTGTCAGCAGCGGTATAGAAGGGAGGTGTACCAGCGGCTGTGTTTGTGCCGTTGGGTGTGCGTGAGTAAGCCTGAGCAATCTTGAATGGGCTCAGAGCTTCGTCACCAGCGTAAACGCCGGCCACATTGTCAGGATCGCTGGCACCATAAGGACCCAGGTTCTGAGCGTAACGAACACGCAGAGTATGGATCTGACCAACAGGACCTGTCATGGGCTGAACACCAACCAGTTCGTTAGCGATAACGGTGGGCATCACACGACGGATAACTGGCAGAATCACACGGTTCAGTGTGGCGATGTTGCCAGCAACAGTTGTACCAGCTGAACTTTCAGCCAGCAACTGCTTACGAGTATTTTCAAGAATCACGGACATAGATGTACGGCGTGTTCCCTGGAGACCTTCTAGAAGGGCTTCTTTTGTTTCGCCCCAACGGCTCTCTAATAGTACCTTAGACATGTTACATATTCTCCTTGTATAGTATGTCAATTAAAGCCCTGCCAGACGTTTGAAGTCAATCAGGTTGTCCCTATCTTCAACTTCAACTTCGGTCTTTGCGGCAGATTTATCACCAGTTACTTCAACACTTTCACTGATCAGTTGCTTCTTTGCAGGAGCAGTTTTTTCAGCAGCGGTGTTTAGTACGGCTGGTAGATACTTGTCAAAAGCGGCCTTTAGCTTTGGTGTCTGGACGCTTTCTAGTAAGTTACGCATTACGCCAGCTTTTTCTTCGTTCAATGTGCCGAGTAACTCGGACATTGTTTTTTCACGAAGATTGCTTTCTTTGATGATGCGAACTTCACGTTCTTTGTTTTCAACCAATAGTTTGGCTTCTTTGGTTGCCTTGATAGATTCGGCCAGTTTTTGATCTTTCTCCACAAGTTGAGCCATCAACTTGCGTGTTTCTGCCTTTTCGTTCAAGTGGGTTGCACTGAACTCGGCTGCGAAAGCCTCAAACAGACGACGACCAAAAGCACTCTCACGTGCGCTCTTGATATCTTCCTTCAACTGACTGATTTCACCCTTGAGTTGTTTAGCTACTGCTTCGTTCAACTTCTTGGCACTTTCGCTAATGAACTTAGCCTTCAGTGCTTCAAGTTGGGTCTTGGCTTCTGCAACAAGTTTGACCTTGGCTTCAACCACAGCACGCTTGTCTTGCTCAAATTCTTTAATTTCGCGGGCCAGAGCTTTTACTACGAATTGCTCTAGTTTTTCACGACTTTCCATTTGAGTCTTGCGATCAGCACGCAGTTCACGAATCTCTTCGGCTAGTTTAGTAACCATGAAATCATTGAAACGTTGTGCGTTTTCACTTAGCTTTTGCTGGGCTTTCACACGGTCTTCCATCATTGCTTGGCGCTCTTGCTGGAATTCAGCAATTTCGCTGCTCAGACCTTCAGTAACCATCTTATCCAGGGCTTCTACCATTACATTCTTATCATGTTCGTATTTTTGTGCGAACTCCTCACGCAGTTCAGCACGAACTTGATTGCGAGCTTCATTTAGCTTTGACTCCCAGGCTTCATTAATAGCCTGTGCTGTCTCAGCATTCACTACGCCACTCTCAAGTAATGGTTTGATAGCATCAAACATGCTTTATCCCCTTATTTGATTTTTAGATCCTTGATGAGTCGAGTTACCTCTTCTCTCAAGTATTTTTGAACACGTGCGTCCTGGTCCAGTTTTTGTCCCTTTAGATTATCCAGCACACGATGGCCATGACGCATGTTCATGAGTCCTTCGTAAATTGCTTTGGGATAAGCGTTGGGGGCACTGGGCTGGGCCACAATGTCCACAGTGACTATTTCAAAATCACTGACTTTGCCTGTAGCATCATCAACGTTGCCGCTGCCTCTGCTACTAACGCCGAGTTTGACACCACTCTGCAACATGGTACTAACAAGTTGTCCCATGGGAGTGGGTAGAATCTTTAATTTGCCAAATCCGTTAGGACCATCCATCCACATGTTAACAATCATGTGGCTCACACGATCCAGATTGATTTTCAGGTCATCAGGATGATCAACTTCACCCAGGACACTGTGCCCATTGGTGATTTGCTCATTCAACTGTTCAACGGCTTTTTCAATCTCAGGCACGGGATACACACGCTCATTGGCGTTGCGTACCCCACCCTGAATGAAAATCCCCTTCATGTAAAGAGATTTTCCACTACCTTCACCATCACTTTCGACCACCATGTTGGCACGGTCGAAAGTTAGGTTTTCTTTTAGGTACAAAGCCATTTGTCCTAATCCTTACTTCACAATACGCTTGACTGGCTTCTTGCCTTCAGCCACTGGACTGCGCTTGTTTGCACCGTCATCACCATGCTTGGCCTTGGGGGCAGCTTCAGTCTTGGCACCATCTACACCAGGAGAGTTCTTGAACTGACCTGCATGTGGCAGACTGCCTTCCTTCTTGGTGTACTCGTTACTAGGAGCCTTGGGGCTGCTGGGAGGTGTCTCATGGTCACCAGCGAACTTCACTGGCTTACTGGCCATGCCTGTGGCACCACTATTGGCGGCAACTGGGCTTTTCTTTTGGGCACCGTCATCACCATGCTTGGGTGCAGCTACTTTCTGAAGTTGGACGCTTTCCATAACGCCACCTTCTTCCTCTTCGCCAGCTTCTTCGCCGCCCATTTCGTCGCCTTCGGCATCTTCTTCGTCGGCCATCATGGCTTCAAATTCAGCCATTAATTCGTCCAACTTATCTTCCAGGTCAACTACGCGGTCTTCCAGATCGCCTTCGCCTTCTTCATCACCGGCCATGGCTTCTTCGTCGCCCATTTCAACATCCATTTCGGCATCCATGTCCATTTCGCCGTCGTCGTCACCAACGTCAACGTCAAAATCGCCGTCCTCTTCTTCCTCGGCTTCACCGTCCATTTCCATCATGCCTTCCATGCCTTCTTCTTCGACCTCAATTTCGTCCATTAGGCCAGATACTTGGTCTTCTTCTAGGCTTTCTTCAGCCATGATGTTTTCATAAATTTCACGACTCTTTTCTACAACGATTTCGTGAAACAATTGTTCTGCGCGCTCTTGATCCTCATTGATGATGAGGTCAATTAGCTTTTCAAATTTTGCTGTGCTCATTTGTTCTCCTTAGGTAAAATGGCTTTGGTAGAAGTATTTAGCGGCTATGCTGGAAAACAACGCAAAATAGCGTATTTTTTTGCATTTTTGCCGAAACCCGGGAGTTTTAATGGTTACAGGGTGGGTCCTGTTGTTACAGGAGCGTATTGTTTGCGTATTTTTTTCAAGTCATTTGCTCGTTCAAATGCCTGAACTTCGTTCATTTTACGAATTTTATTGATCTGGCCCAGTGTTAATTTGGTTTTGCGAGTTTCACCCCAGACAGGCTGACTGTGGTCGTCCTGCACATCTTGCCATCCCGTGGGCGCTGCTTCGTAAAATTCTCTGAGTATCATACCATTATTTATACTGGAGGTGGCGCAGTTGCGGCTGCACCAGCACCTGGTTCACCACTGGGTGTGGCTACTGGTGCTGTAACTTCAGGAGCCATGCCTTCATCAGGTGGTTGATTTTCATCTGGTATGTTTTCAGCAGCTTCAATATCGCCCTCAATATCAGCACTACTAAGACCAATACTACGCAAATCTTTGCCCTTGGCAGTTTCATCTTCAGGCTCAGTGCGTTCTTCAGACCAGAGTTTCTGATTTTCTTTGATTTCTTCTTCAGTCAAGCCCAGGAATCGCTTCATGGCAAATCTGGTACTCATATAGGGCAATTGGGCAATGGTAGTAAATGTGTTTACACGACTGGTATCCAGTTCTGCCTGACGATAACTAGCAAAGTTTTGTGGTGGATTGAATGTGATATCAAACAGGCCACTATCAATATTGAAACCACGCCAGCGCAGGAACAACTTGAATTCTTCATTTAATTTGCGAGCAATATAGCCCTGCAGGCGCTCGCAATACTGGTTGAAACGATATTCCTGAATCAGGGCAGTGCCCACTTTGCCATCTACTAATGGGCGCTCACTATCTTCTGGACCTGTGGGCAAATAACTACTGGGCACACGCAACCCACGAGCCAGTCTGTTATTGAAATATTTTAGGTCATCAATTTCACCCAGATTCTGACCACCTGGTAGCACATCAACGGTGCTACCACGGCCATCAGCAGTAACTGGGAAGAAGTAATCTTCGTTGATACTCAAGGGATTGTATGTGGCATCTAATACGCTCTGTCCCCCGTGAACACTGGGTATGCGGCGTTGGTGGATTTCATCTTTGATGCGATTCACAAACTGCATGGCAATGTGACTGGGCATGTTACCCACGTCAATCTTGAACACTCGGCGTTCGGGAGCACGCTGTACACGATAGATAAGAATGGCATCTTCAAGCAATTCTTTCTGTTTGTACACCTTGAAGATATTTTCAAGCACACTCTGACCAAAAGGCCAGTAACGATCCAGTCCTTCTGTCAAGCTCAAGTGCACGATGTGTTTGGCGTCTACTGCATTTTCATTGACGCCCAAGCTGAAGCGTGATCCCGTTGTACCATATGGCTCGTTGGGCACTGTATAACTGTATGGAGCACTGTAACCCGCAGTGGGTGGTTGTGCCTGGAAGTCTGTGGTAGTCTTTTCTGCCACTGTAAGGTTCTGTAAATTGGGATTGATATCCTTCAATACATACTGCTCGGGCTTTTTGCCTTCACTTTCGTTCACAATTACCTTGACCACTTTGGTCATGTCTAGCCAGAACAACTTGAATGTTTCAGGATCACGCACAAAAACCTGATCACCGTATTTTACAGTATTACGGAAAATCTTGAATGCTCGGGTATCAAATTCATTCAACTTGCACCACTGTTGCAGTTGCTTTTTGATAAGTTCAACTTCAGTCTGAGTAGGATCATCATTGAA